TTGAAATTTCTTTCTATGTTGTAGTTTATTAGTCTAACAAGACTTTCCAGCAATTCAAAGGGTTCTCGACATACCTCACGGTATGAAGGGACTATTTCGTTAGTTTTGTAAAATTGCTAAAGCAATCCATGGCGAAACGCACATATTAAAACTAACTTCTAATCTTCATCATTATTGCCCCTCATAAAATCTACATAGTGAACCGTATTATTCTTTAATTCTACCATATCATTATTTATTTTTTCTATTAATATAGAAATATTTTCTTCATTTATAGAAACACCGAATGCACTTCCATGACCTTGTGCGTAATTTACAAGTCCACTTTCATTTAAATAATCTTTTAAATTTTCAATAGGATGTCCTTCACAATTTCTTGCTGAACCTTGTAAACCGTTTTTAGTTTTAACTAAGTATAAAACTGGCTTTTTAAAGTGTGCAGTGAGGTTCATAGCAATTAAACCATTAACTGCCTTTTCGTCCTCATCTTTAAGAATTTTTTGGCAAATTATAATTTCATTTTTATCTTGCCCTTCTTTTTCTATTTCTTTTAGTGACCTAGCAAAACATCTTTTTACTACTCTATCTTGAGTGTTTTTTGTCTTGATGGTTTCTTCAACCATTTCTTCAGCTAAGGTTTGATATCTAGTGTTAACTATTTTTGTTCCTTCATTTTCAAGCATTGAAGTAAACAGCTTTTCTTTTTGTTCCTTTGTTCCAAATCTTATTAAACTATTGATAAGTGGAGCAATATAAAAAGATATTCCTTGAGGGTTCACATCTTCGCCAACTAAACATGATTGTTTTAGTATGGCTGATTTTAAAAATGGATTATTAAATTCTTTTAATCCTTTTGTAATTATCCATCTATTTTCTAAAGTTGTAATATCCAATATATCACTTACAATAGAAGTTGCCGCCAAATCATAATAGAAATTACTATAATTTACATTAAATTTTGTATCTAAGTATTGTACAAATTTTAAAACAACACCCCCTCCAGAAAGGGCTTTATTTGGATAATCATCTAATTGAGGATTTACAATAGCAATACAATCATTATCTTCCAATTCTTTTTCACTTTCATGATGGTCTAGTATTATTAAGTCTATAGAATTGTTATAGAGTTTTTCCTGTTCTTCTATATCATTTGTTCCTGCGTCTGGAACTATTACCAAATTGCAATAGTTTTTTATAAAAAAGTTTACACTATCTTTAAGTCCATGCTCTTTTCCTTCGTGAACAAAGAATACATAGTTTAAATCTTTGTTTATTTTTAAAAGATAATTTAATAATATTGATGCCGAACAAAATCCATCAGCATCACTATCTACTAAAAAGCCAATCTTTTTATCTAAATTATTTATTAATAATTGATATGCCTTCTCAATATTCTTCAGATTTAATGGACTATGTTCATTTTTTTCTGTTGGATTGTAGTAATTATCCCAATTACTTTCATCAGTTATACCTCTTGCTAAAACTAGTTGTTTAAAATAGTTTCTAAATTGTTTTATGTCTTTAGTTTCTTTTTTTATTTGAATATTCATTTTTTCTATTCCTTCTTTCTTTTACTATAATATTATAGCATATTTATTATGAAAAGTCAATACGTTTACTATATAATTTTTTAAATGTTTCTGCCCCTTTATCAATTGGTGCATCTTTATTTTCTAAAAGATTTTGGCTATCCCAAATAAAACTTGTTTTAACGAATTTGCCCGCTTTTCTTGCTTCTTTTTCGTATTTTTCAAATAGTTTATTTTGTTTTTTATAGTCGTTATTTTCATAATCCCTATCGAAACAAAGAACTATTTCTCTTAAATTTGGAATTTTTAATAGTAAATTTAATTGCCATTCTCCCAATTGATTATTACAAGTGGCAACTGAATTATTAAAATTAAAAAAAGAACCCATCTTCATAACGCTTTTTTCTGCCTCAAAAACAAAAACAGTTCCAGTTTTTGAAATATCTTCCTTGTTAAAATTTAGACCATATAAGTTTAATCTCAATGGATGATTAAATTTCTTATCACCTATAATAAGTGGGCAATATTTTGCATGTGCGTCAACATCTAAATTTCTAACTCTTATACCGATTAATCTATTATCTATGTCATAATGTGGAATAATGATTTGATTATCAGGACGATAGAAAGAAATTTGAAATTTTTCAATACTTTCTTTATTTATTCCTTCCATCTGCCACTCAAAGATTTCGTCCTTTTCAAAACAATCTAATATGCTTTTATTATGTTCTTTTAATATTTGAGGTTTTATAATTTTTTTTACAGCTGGTATATCAAAAGTAACATGTTCTTTTCTTTCTGATTTAATACTTTTATTCAAAATCTTTTCTATTAATTGAATGGCTTTATGAAAATTATAATTTTCATTATAAAGTTTTCTATTTTGAATTATAACATCATAGATAGAAAGATTTTTGCCACAATCTGTGTAACAATGGAAATAACCGCTATCGTCAAAAAAATGTAGTTTTAAAGAACCGCCACTTTTATTATGACAAATAGTGTTGGTTTCCATATGTTCTCTTCTATCAACAAAAATTTCAGCACCAAGATATTTTAATATTTCTTTTATTTCATCTCTATTAAATATCACAGCAATCCTCCAACTTTAGATATGTCATTCCCAATTCTTTTGCAACATTTTCTTTTATTTCTATAATACTTTCTAACTCCAATAACTCAAAGTCCTCAATATCACCATACTTTTCATTTGTAATAAAATACTCATCCCTTCGACAAGTTCCTTTATCAAAATATGAAATTATCCTTGTTTTCATATATCGACCTCTTCTAAGTTTGTATATATCCATTATTTGATTAGGTGGACGCTTGCCGCCAAAATCTATTTGCTCTATTGCTTTTTTCTCTTTATCAGACAAATCTAGGAATATACACCCAACATCAGCTTTATTCGCCAAACTTTTTGCATTAGCAAGAAATCTTTGGTCTTTAAAACCATCTGCACTCATTACATCATTACTTAATTGAGTTCCAGTATATACCCATAAATTTAACTCTACTGCTAGTTCTTTTAGAGCAGTAGATAAAAGTAACAAGGCAACATCTTCACGTACTTTTACATCTCTAAATTCTGCCAATAAAGCGGGTGAACTAAATATATAATCATAAAATACATGGTCTAAACCATTTGTATAATATAGCTTTCTAACGGCTGATTTTACTTTTGCAATTGATGGATTTGGCATAACTACCAATTTAAAGTTTTCTGAATATTGTTCTATTATAAATATAGCCTGTTGCACCAACTTTCTTTCCTTGTCGGTTAATTTATATGGATACAAAACTTTATCCTCATTTATTCCAGTTAAGTATGCTAACATTAAAGAACCAATTTCTTTATCATCTTGTTCAGTCGCAATATATAGAACTTTATCTGAACTATATCGTCTTTCCCATTCATTTGTTCGCCAATTGTATCTAACTGGAAAAGCCAATTCACAAGCATTACCTATTGCATTACGTGTTTTACCACCTGCCGAAGTAGATGACATCATAAACAGTGTTCCTTTTCTTGCTCCGCCGACGACTGTGTTAAAATAATCACCCATTAATTTAGCACCAACAACTGAATTTGTTTCAAAATCAGAGAAAATACCTCTAATTTTTTGCCCCATATCTATTGTTTCGACCTCAGACAAACCATATTTGTATTCTAGTATTCCCAATTTCTTTTTAAAAAATTCAGTTATATCTTGTGTTGTCATTTTTTGAAAAGTTTCATTTTTTTCTGATATATCTTCATCAAATACATCAGTTGAATAAATACATGAAGTATCAATACCTATTTTATTTAAATCTCTTAACAAATTGGCTTTTTTTAGATTGTTGTAATAGTTTGTAAAGTTCCCTTCATTACCCAAGTCTATTGCTTGACTTAAATAATTTGCCCCATCATGTCGTTCCCAAACGCTATATGCCGCAGGACTAAGCTTTAAAGACTTGTCGATGTCAATAATAGTTAAACTTTCTGCACCTTCATTAAAACAATTATATATTGTACTAAATATATATTTGTCTAAAATATTATCAAAATCATCTGGTGATAATTGAAATTCGTCTGTTCTTTGGAGGATTTGTGGGTTCTTGCACAAAACTCCTAATACCTGTGCAACATTACTTTTATTCATTCCCTAAGTCCTCCAAATTTATTTTTGGAACAATTTTACATTGTTTTTGGCGTACTATTTTTTTTACAGGTGTTTCTTTAATATTCTGTTTTTCCATTCTTCTTTTTATTATATCTATATTTTCCAAATACAGCTCGTATTCCTCTTTCAAATAAGGTATAATTGCAAAAGAAGTTAGTTCTTTTTCTTTTGTTTCTGTCCAAAAAAGAATAAGCTCCATTATTCTTTCCTCTGTCATTGTTGTTTTTAAACCTGCAAGTGTACTCATATCTCTATCATTAGGTTTTCGCCCAACTTTATCAATAAAAAGATTTATTAATTCACTATTCAAATTTATCCCTTCTTTCTTAGTATTTGTATTAATTATAGCATATTTTTAGATAAAAAGCAAGGGTTGTTTACTTTTAGCAAACAACCCATTACATTATAGGAAATCGGCTACACAAGCTGTACGACTTCTCTCTGTCTTGACTAATTGACAATCAGAATATAATTGTTTATATTCTGAGTCTTTTATCTTTTCTAAAGCCAATAGACCATTGTCCTCTCTAAAAACATTTTTGTCTGTCTGTTTGATGTCGCCATCAAAAATAATTTTACTACCTTCACCTATTCTTGATACTAATAATTTTATATGCTTTTTAGTAAGGTTTTGTGCCTCAGTAACTAAAACAATACAATTGGAAAAACTTCTGCCACGTATTTGTGATAATGAGACAATTTCTATTTCTTCATTTGCCACTTTTTCACAAATAGCATCTATCCCCTCTATATCTACAAATCCACCCAAATATGAAAGTTCCTTATCTAGTAAATCGCCCTTTAAAAAGCCTGTCTCTCTTGCAAATTCTACAGTAGAATTATTCGGAATTAAAACAATTTTCTTTCCATCTCGTACTTTTGATAAAGCATAATGAGATGATATAAAAGTTTTACCTGTTCCAAAAGAACTTAGTATTCTTATTATAGTTTTTTCATCTTTAAGTAATTCATTCATTAAGATTTTTTGCTCGATATTTCTAGGTTTACAATCCCTAGAAATTTTTACATCAGTACCTAGTTTGACCCACTTGTCTTTATAGTAGATAGTGTTTGCATAAGCATTATCACCTTCATAGCCTATTACATAATAACAATCTTTATTAAAATCTGACAAAACACTTTCATCATTGTTTGCCAAAAAATTATTTGCTGCATCTATCAATTCTACATTTTGTAAATCATTTATATATTTAGTGTTACTTTGAATTTTATCCTCGGCGAATTTAAATAGCTTTTTACCACTTTTTACCCAAGATAATCCTTCTTCTAAGGAATATGTTGCTAAAAGGTTGTTTTCTGTTTCATCTTTAAAGTCGTTAAAAGTTTTATCTACGAAATTAAAAACACTTTTATTTTCTAATAATATTTGACGACATTTTTTCGCCATATCAGAAGTATCACTATCTAATTTAGATAACTCTTCCATTGGTATAATAAGTTTATCTTTTGGATTTTCCAGATTGTATTTTAACAACCTAGAAAAATTCTCCAATACAAATTCTTTCGTTATTAGCATATTATATCCTTTAGGATAGATTAAACTATCCTTCTATATATTTTTTTAATTCATCTAAAAATAGAATTAATTTGGTATTTAGTAGTGGCGACAAATCAGTTTGTTTGAAATCTTCGCCAAATATTTTTAATTGTGCTTTAGAAAACGCATCTATTTTATCTGGATGTGCAGTATAAATTTCTTTTAAGTCAGCCATTAATTTTGTGAATTTTTCACTATCAGACATTTGATTAACCTCTTTGTCAACCATTTCTATACTAACACCCGACTCTGCAGCTTTTTTAGCTCTTGCATTGGTAAAGGCATTTATTAAATCATCTTCAGTTGCTGGAATTGTGTTTGGTAAATACTTTTCTAGTCTTGAGCCTGTTGCATAAGCAGCATTTCTACCTAAACAAAATAAACTTTTCCCCTTTTCATTTGCAAAATAAACAGTAGCAGTTACATCAGCACTAATTAAGGTAAAAGGGCGACTTTCTAATACTGGATATATATAACTTTCTACCTTTTCATCTATACCTTTCTTTTCTTTTTCGTTAGAGTGTAATACATAAATTATTCCATAGCCTAACTCTTTTATTTCGTTTAGTGCATTCATAACTAAATCAGTAGGATAAATATGACCTTTTCCAAAAGCCAAGCTATCAAGAAATTGAACATTCTGCTCTTCTCTTATAAAGGCTTTTGCGTATTCATAGAGTTTTGGCATAGTATCTATAATAACCCAACTATATTGTTTACGCCACTCTCTATTTTTCTTTAGTTCGGATTTAAAGTCTAAAAATTCATCCCAAGAATTTACTGTGTCGCCCATAAACCCAAAGTGCTCGTCATAGCCTTTTTCAAGGTCACAAATAATGGCTTTTTTGAAAGTTGCAAGAGTGGAACTTTTTCCACTCTTTGGTTTTCCATATAAGATTAAGCTAGGTTTGACTTCTTTCGGGAGTGTATTTTTTATTCCTATCATTTAAAACCCCCCCTTAAGAGAAAAAGCTAACTGGTGTCTGTGTTGTCTGTTGCTTTTGTTGTTGCTCTCTTCTCTCGGCGTATTCTTTTGCAGCGGTCATAGCTTTTAGCATTCGTTCTTCACTAACTGCATCGTTGCCTTTATATGGGGCTGAGCCATTCTCTAGTAATGCAATATATTTTCTTTCAACTTTTGTTTTCTCTATTGGTTCACCTAATAACATTTCTTGTTTAAAAGTTGTTGTTTTTTCTAAAACATCTACTTTTCCTACTATGTTTATGGTATCACCTTTTCGATAATGCTCTTTTATAGCACTTGCCTTTTTTAAATCCTTTACAGATATTATTATATTGGTTAATCTATCATTGTATCCTAAGTGTTGTAGTGATAAATTATACAAACCTTCTATTTTTTCATCTGGTATACAACTTTTGTATACACCTTCTACATCAAATATAACTCCAACTAAGTCGTCACCTTTGTCTTTCTTGTTAAAGAACTTTGCGGTAATTTGTAACTCGCCTTTTAGGTCTACCCCCAACTCACCTTGTATGCGAATATTGTCAGCACTTTTTGGGTCTTCAGTTGTAACAATGGTTACCATATTATCCAATGTTTGTCTAGCCATAGCTAATATTTTTGAGTCATTTTTACCAAAGAATATTGTTGGCACTAAAAAACTTTTTCCCTCAGTATTAGTTACAGATACAACTGTTTTAATCATTGTAGTTGTTCCATTTTTGCATGGAGTTATTGTTATAGAATGTGCGATGCCTTCAATTGTTACAATATTTCTTAATTCACTCATTTTTATACTTCCTTTATATTTTATTATTATTTTGACAAAAAAAATGCACCCAAAAGATTATTAATATTCAATTGGGTGCTTATGTTAATTAAGAGTTTGCTACTTTTTCTTTCAAAGCTTTCTTAGCCGCTTTTGCTGCTTCTTTGTCTGCCTCTTCTTGTGCGTTTGCTGCTACTGCATCAAAAGTTTTTCCTTTTTCAGTTATAACTATTTTTGTAACAACAACGTCTTTGCCGTTTTCATCTGTAAGAGTTTCTTTAACTCTTTCCATTAGTCCTTTTGTGCACATTGCAGTTACAGAGCCTGTTATTTGATTTGTTTTTAAGCCTAATTCAGCCGCTAAAGCCTTTGCAGTGATTGGTGCTCCTGCACCTTGTAAAAAGTTTAAGATATTGATTGAGTTTTGTGATAGCATAGTTATTTCTCCTTTGTTTATAATAATTTTTTTTTGGTATGTTTATATTATACCACGTTTTCGGCTTTTTGTCAAGGGGTTGAAAAAAGTTTTTTATTAACTTTTTTTCCTTAACTTATTATACCATGTTTTTGACACTTTGTCAAGGGGTTGAAAAAAGTTTTTTATTAACTTTTTTTCCTTAACTTATTATACCATGTTTTTGACACTTTGTCAAGGGGTTGAAAAGTTTTTTGGTGGAAGTGAGGAGATTAGAACTCCTAGAAAACGAGTTTACGTTTCTATATTAACTTTGCACTTCCTTTTGAACTTTTACTCTGAAACTCCCACAGCTAAAGGAGTGGGCTTTTCGCACTATCTGTAATTATATTATAACACGTTTTCGGAAAAATGTCAAGGGGTTCAAAAAAGTTTTTTTTATTTTTGAACTTGGTATCAACCTTTTTCCTTATTTATATTATACCACGTTTTCGGCTTTTTGTCAAGGGGTTCAAAAAAGTTTTTTTGAATTTGGTATCAACCTTTTTCCTTAATTATATTATACCACATTTTCGATAAAAAGTCAAGTAATCAAAAAAGAAATTCTTTACTTTGAATTAACTTTGTTTTGTTTTTTTCTTTTGGAATGTACATTTTAGTAATATATAGATTATTTCTTGCCCTTGTAACCGCCACGTAACTTATTCTAACCTCTTCCCTGTTATAATAAGTTAGGTTAACGGCTATAACATTGTCAAATTCTAAACCTTTAGAAGAATGTATAGTCATAACCTTTACACCTTCCAATCCCTCCAATTCTCTTATAAGGGATGAGCCACTTTTCTCTTCTGTTCTTTTCCAAGAAACAAACTTAATACAATTATCCTCTAAAATATTAATAACCTCATCTAATTCCTTATTTGTTCTAACAAGAATTGCCCAATCTTTTAAATCTTTTGGTTCTACTCGTCTTAATCTCCGTATCATTAAAAGAAAAGATGTGCTTAAAACTTCATAACAAGGCATTGAACCTCTTATAGATATTGAGGGCATTGGACTTGTTATAAATTTTTGTGAATAATCAAGAATTTCTTTTGTATTTCTAAAGTTCTTTGTTAACTGTAGCCTTGTTGTATTAAAATTGCTAGCGATTTTTTCAAATATTTCGGGTTTTGCCCCCTTAAAAGAATAAATACATTGATTGATATCTCCTACATAAAAAGTATTTTTTGCTTTTAATTTTTCGATAAACTGATATTCATCTTCTGTTATATCTTGAAATTCATCTACAAGTAAATGCTCAATTTCTGGCACTTGAATATCTGGTTTTAAACATTCTCTTAATAAAAATTCATAATTCTTTTCCAATAATTCAGTCATTACTCTAGTATTACTATTATTTAATAATATTTTTAAGCCTAGAGAGTGTAGTGTACCACTAAAAACTTTATCATTGTTTAATCGACTTTTTATTTCATCAGCCGAATAAACCGTGTAACTTATACTATAAATGTTTTCAGGGTTAACACCTTCATTTATAAGCCTTTTAATTCTTTCAGTTAGAACTTTTGTTTTACCTGAACTGGCTGTTGCTTTTAAGACTATCCGAGATGAATTATCATTTATTGCAATTAGTTGTTCATCTGTCAAATTCATTTTATTACTCCTTTCTAATTAGTATAAATATATTATACCATATAAATAGAAAAAAGTCAAGAGGTACACAATTAAGTGCACCTCTTGTTATTATTTACATAAAAAGTACCAATCTTCGCCGCCCAAATAAGAAAACCCTTTTCTTGTTGCTGTTCCTAACTTATTAGCAATTTGAAAAGCATAGATAGCACTCATGGTTGGTTCTTCAGCATAGCCGTCTGGATATCCAGCATTAAAGCCGAGTTGTGTTAGTCTTTCTTGTGTCCATTTTGTTAAATTTCCTCTATCGTGATATTCGATAGTATATTTCTTAACTTCTGCTAAAGTTTTTTCACCAAAGATACCATCTTCAACTAAAACATTGTTTTTTCTATTAAGAATTTTTTGTAACTCTAATACTTTATCGTTATATATGTATGTAAACTTATTTACTGTTGGTGTTTGTGGTTGAACTGGCTCTTGTGGTTGAGTAGGTGCTGGTTGAGAAACTGTATTACTAACAATTGTTCCTGCCACATTTGGTATTCCTAGAATAGTTGCAACATTTAAAGATTTGTTAGGTCTATCCCAACCACCCTCTCTTACCTCTAAATGTAAGTGAATACCTTGAGAATCCCCTGTATTACCTTCAATTCCAAGCTCTGTTCCTATTATAACATTATTATCAAATTTAGTCAAGACTTTAGATAGGTGAGCATATATCCAAAATCTATTTTGACTATCTCTAACAACAACGCAATTACCATAACCACCTGTGTTCCAACCAGCAAAAACCACTTTACCTGCTTGGACTGCTGTTATTGTTAAGTCTCCTATACCAAAAGCGGCGGAAAGGTCTATTCCTCTATGTCCGTTAACACCATATGGTTGAGTTACTTTAGTTTTTCCTTTATATGGTACAATCATTTATTTCCCCTCCAATTTATCAAGACGACTATTTATTTGAGCAATTTCTACTTCTTTTGCACACTGTGCAAATAAATCTTTTACCATAAATTCAAAACGTGCTAGAGTATCTTGTAATTCTTTAATATCACGCTTTTGGTTTATTTTACAGGACACTTCTTCCTCAGTATCCTTTTTTAAAGCAGTTATTCTACCTATTAAAAAGGATAGAACTGTTATTAGTGTTCCTATAATTCCCAAATATTCTATTTTCATTTTCTCTTACCTCCTATAAAAAATGTGGCGATTGTTTGTAGTCGAACTTTTAAGTCCCAAATTGCTATTTTTAGTTTATCTCTCCATGTCACTTGTTACCACCTCGCTTTTGCTTTCTGCAACATTTTTTACATCTATTTTGGATGGTGCTAATAGCAATATACATGCTACTATTATCACCACTACTGATACACAGATGCACTTTATAATATTTAATTTGTGCTCGTTATTTTGCCTTATACGCTCATTTTCGATTGTTTTTTCGTATACCGACAATAAACTTTTTATGCTCTCTAATGTTTGCATCGCTACTTGACTTTCGTGTTGTTCCAATCCACTCACCCCTCAATTAAGACGTACCAGTCATCCCCTCCAAGGTAGGAATACCCATTCCGTTTTATAGTGCCCAGTTTTTTAGCGTGTTGGAATTGCTCTATGCCAAACATTGTTTGGTATACCCAAGATATCAGCAACATTTAAAGATATATTATCCCTATTCCAACCACCTTGACGTGCCTCTAAATGTAGATGTATGCCTTTTGATGCCCCTGTGTTGCCCTCAACTCCGACCGCCTCGCCTTGATTAACTCTACCGTTTACACCAACACTTACTTTTGACATGTGAGCATAAATCCAGTATCGGTTTAAATCATCTCTGATTACTACACTAAAGCCATAACCGCCATTATCCCATCCAGCATGCACACATTGCCCGCTTTGTACACATATAATAGTTAAGTCGCCGACACCTCACGCTGCTGACAAATCAATGCCTCTGTGCCCTTGATATCCATATTGTTGAGTTACTGTAAAATTTTGTTTATAAGGTGCTATCATTTTTATCACTTTCCTTTTTTAATAAAATATTTTTTAATTTAACAAGTGCTTGACTAGCGTAAAACACACTAGTCGAGCCAAACAAGATTGCTATAGATTTGTTTGTTATGTCAATTGTAACAGATAGATTTAGTTTTGTCAAAATATTTGGGATTAAGTAAGATGCAACCGATAAGCATGTTAAACCAACTGTAAAACTCAGTAATTTTAGCCCCATATTTTTTAGTTTAGTTTTTGAAATTTTTTGAGATAAAATTTTTGTGTTGTAATATAAACCAAAGCTAAAATTGCTGATATAACACAAAGTAAAAATTATAATTGACATTAATAATACATACATATTGTCCTCCTTTTAAATTATATCTTTTGTCATATCTATAAATTGTTTTTTGTAGATTTTAGACGGTCTAGATGGGCTGTGAAACCATAAAGTTTTGTTATTATCTAACAAATATGTATGTGGAGCACTCGTTGCTGTTAAAAAATCAAATGTTTTTATTAAATTTAAATCTAAGTCATATATATATAATTTACCAAAACTATCACCGATTATTATTAAGTTATCCAGAGCAATTAATTGACGCACAATGCCAGTATTTGGTAATTGTACCTCTTTTTCTATTGAACCCGTGCCCGAATTATACACTATAATTAATCCATTATCATTAGCAATATATATTTTGTTGTTTTGCACAACAGACCTGCGATAATCTGCTTGGCTTAATACTGGTTTTGGTATCATAGTGATAATTGACAAATCATCATATGATAATATAGCTGACTTATATAAATCCTCATCATTTTCGGTAGGGTTTCTTCCAGTAGCTACCAATCCGCTGTCTGATAAGCTCAAATACAACGGATTATTAAAAAACACACTAGCTACGACTGTTTTAGATGTGGTGTCCCATTTTTTTACAGTTTGTGTAGCAACACCAGCTGCAGCACAAGCAGCGTATATAAACCCGTCTTTATGGATTATTTTATTAAGAAACGGCACTTCACTTTGATATAATAAATACTCGTCAATATACGCAAGTGTACGTCTATTATATCTTTGTATATATATTGATCTTGGAGTACCTTTGATACATCCAATATATACATAATTTGCGTCATATGTAAAAGCTATTGACGATTGTGCCGCTCCTGTGTTAATAGTTGTTAAAAGTGTTCCAAACTGGTAATCACTCACTTCGATTCTGCCTGCGTTAGCAGAAGTTGATATATAGAATATTCTGCCATCCACAATATAAGCGTTAAAAACGCTAGTTACAGTCGTTAAAGTTATCTCTGACAAATCTTTAATTAAATACTGTTCCTGCAACTTATCAATGTCGTGTTTAGAAACTATAACTGGCAGTGCATTATATAATACACTACTTAATACAGTTCCACTTTTTACAACAATTTGTGGAGTAGCATAAATTAAATTAGTAGTGGAAAACTCGCAGTTTCCACCAATAAAATCCAACACTTGTGTTGTTCCTGAGCCATTAGCATTTTGAGATAGAACAACTCGTGTATATACAGTAGATAAACTGTCTGTTGTTTTTGGCGAGTTAATTATATAACTCCTGTTGCTACTAAGTGTTTGTGTGGGGAAATTAAAAATGGTATCAGCTGATGCTGTGCCATTTACAGTAAATTGACTTAAGTTATCATCTATATTTGTGAAAGTAAACGTTAAACTATTATACAAATATGTGCTAGTTAAATTCCAAGTTCCACCAGTATTTAAAGGAATTAAATTACTTGTTTTTATTGTAGTTGTTGATTTTTCATTTTGTAAATTATCGATTATCTGATATTTAGCAATAGTAACATCACTGCTTGAGTTACGATATAATATTTTGTTGTATTCGTCTATCTCTAAAATATAATTATCAGAAATTCCACTTTGTATAATCCCCTTTTGTATCCAGTCTTTTGAAAAAATAATAGTCTGTCCGCCATTAGTTCCAACCCAAAAGAAATCAAGTTTTTTTATAATATTTCGTATTGCATTCGCGTTTGGGGATGAGTACACAAGTGACGTTAATGTTAAATCTGATTTTTGAAACATTCGTATTTCGCCAATTGAATTACCACACACGATGTGGTTGCCATCGACTAATATTTTTCTAATTTGACTTGAATTTGAAATTGACGTGTTGGTGATTGTTAAATTAGATTTTTGTACTTTAATAATAGCAAAAACATTATTATTATCAACATGACCATTACCACCAATATACAAAAAATCCTCATCTTGTTCTATAGAAATCGGATTTATATAATTAAAATCAGAAACTTGAACAACGTTTAACGATTTATCTAATTTGTAAATTTTATGGGCTTCTGTTATTACATAAACATAAGCGTTATCAGCAACCATCCCGTGCACCGCTCCTAGCCCTGATATGGTTTTAGTTTCAATAAAATCCCCCGTTTTAACATTCCCTTTGATTATTTGATGCAAAACAGAACCACCTGTAAAATAATAATCCTCGTCAAAAGTTGCAGTAAAAAGATTTGTAATACTCGTGGAACTAATTTTTACCTGTTTAACAACTTCCATCGTTTTGGTGTCTAAAATTATCAAACCATGTCCTAACGCATTGCCTCCAAAAACAAACAGTCTATCTCCGACCAAAAAACTCGGTCTTTCGTTATTAATTGGTAGCGTTCCAGTTTCACCAATTAGTTTAAATGAGTATCTTCCTTCTTTTATAGCATTATTAACGTCAATTAATCTACTCGATGCAGGATTTATCTTTAAATTATCCTCGAGCGATTTTTTAACGTATGCCAATCCATTATCTCTTTTTCCTAATAAATTTACCATAAATCCTCCTTAAAAGTCACTTTCTAATTTTGGATAGAAAGGCAAAGCATTTTCAGCTGTTACATATAAATTACCATATCCAATTTGAGGAAAACTTTTTTGATAATTACTACCATTATCTTTCATTCCAAC